TGTCAGCACTGGTTCCCTCTCATTCGATGCTCTACTATCAGGCACCATATTTAATGGTGGTATGGCCAGTAATAAGGTTCTAGGTCTGGCTGGTGAGACCTCGACAGGCAAAACCTATTTTGCCCTGGCTGTCGTGGCTAAATTCCTCAAAGACAATCCAACAGGTTATGTATTCTACTTCGAATCTGAAACAGCAATCACCACAGATATGCTGACATCTCGTGGTATTAACACCAGCAGGGTCTTTATCGATGAGGTAGCGACAGTTCAAGAATTCCGCACACATGCCCTGAGAATTCTTGATAAATATCTGGCCTTGCCTGTAGAGAAAAGAAAACCTTTACTTTTTGTTCTTGATTCCCTAGGAAATCTATCAACCGATAAAGAAATCAAAGACATTTCTGAGGGTAAAGATACCCGGGACATGACCCGTGCCCAGCTTATTCGTGGGGCTTTCCGGGTCCTCGATCTGAGGCTGGGCAAGGCCAATGTGCCTATGATCATCACCAACCATACCTATGAAGTTATTGGTTCCTACATCCCTACTAAGAAAATGGGTGGTGGTTCTGGTCTCGATTATGCGGCAGATATCATAGTATTCTTATCCAAGACAAAACTGAAAGATGCTGGTGATGCCAAGGGTAAGAATAAAAATACTACGGGGGCACTCATCACCGCTGTCCTCAAGAAGTCTCGTCTGACCATTGAAGATAAAAAGGTCGATATGCTTCTTGACTATCGTACTGGTCTTGATAGATATTATGGTCTTCTTGATATTGCCGAGAAGCTGGGCATCTTTAAGAAGGTTTCGAATAAATATGAAATGCCAGACGGAACCAAGGCATTCGAGAGTGAGATTCTCAAGAATCCCGAGAAGTTTTATACCGATGAAGTCCTCAAGATGATCAATGAAAAGTGTGCCGATGAGTTTCTTTATGGAAAAACCAATGTGATGGAGGCGGCCGAATGATATTCTCAAAAATACAGAAGAATGTATATGATTTCATAGGTGATACTATATGGGAACGCGATTCGTATGATAGATTATTGATATTTGACGAAATAAATATCTGGTTTAATACTGTCAAATATCAATTGTGGGATGAAATCGAGAACGAACAATGATCACTAAGACACAATGGAATAAATTCTGCCTGGACGTGTGGTATCTTCATTCGAAAATTGGATATGGCAATGTGACGGTGGGGGGCAGAGGCTTAAAAGGAATTGAAGTGAGGGGCGATACTCAAGTCCTAATAACAATTAGAGCAGGAGAACCACCCCTGCTTTATACATATGATAAATCTATAGAAGGCCATATACATCTGGCCTATCTATATTCAAAGGTAAAAGTTGATTCTAATATGAACGCTCTGTTCCCATTCCTGAAACGAAATGAATGGCTTCATGATCGGAGGAGGAATAAATGAAATCCTTAAAGAAAGAAATTGAGACTCGTATGCACTATGCAGGACTACAGGTTCGTCACATCTTTTCATATACCCCTCTAGACATAATATCTAATTATGAAATATGGGGTGAAATACTAAGAGAAATAAGAGGAACTACATACTATGGAAGTAAATAAGGACTACAAATTTAGAGACGATCTCGTCAAGAGTAAGGAAGATACCGTCCCCATCGAGATATTGATTGACCCCTATAAGGGTGTTGTGTATAGATATACGGCTGTGGGTGCCAAGGTTCTGAAGGAAGATGTGCAAGCGGTCCTTCAGTTTAAATATGATATATTAGACCCGGGAATCTTTTCCGAAACGACGCTAAGAAAAGACAAGTATTTTGAACGACATATTGGTCTTATCTTAAATACTCTAATTCTGGAAGTTGCAGAGGCACCTGATGTTGGAGAAGACGATCCTAAAGAATCTGGTAAAGAATAATGACTATACTAAAAAAGTTTTGCCTTTTCTTAAGTCAGAGTATTTTTCACTAGAAGAAGATCGAATCATCTTCGAAGAGATCAGCAAATTCATTTCTAAGTACAATACATCACCACCAATCGAGACCCTTGATATAGAACTCAACAGTCTCGATTGTCCAGAAGAAACGATGAAACAAATAAACATCATCATTTCTGATATCAGGCTCGACACCGAAGACAGTAATGAAAAATGGCTGATAGATGCCACCGAAGAGTTCTGCCAGGACAAGGCGATCTATCTGGCCATGTCCAAATGTATCGATATTATGAATGGCACAGATAAGAAACTGGCCAAGGGGTCTATTCCCAATATTCTGACCAATGCTCTGGCCATTTCTTTTGACCCGAACATTGGTCATGATTATCTGGAAGCCTCGACCTCTCGATTTGATTACTATCATCAGGTTCTTGATAGAATTCCATTCGACCTGGACTTCTTCAATAAGATAACTAAGATGGGTGTGGCCAAGAAAACCCTGAATGTGGCTCTGGCTGGCACTGGCGTGGGTAAGACGTTAATGCTCTCACACCACTCTGCTAGTTGTCTTTCGATGGGTAAGAATGTCTTGTATATAACTATGGAGATTGCCGAAGAAGAAATTGGCAAAAGAATTGACGCTAATCTATTGAATATTTCATTCGACGACCTAATGATACTTCCGAAGGATGTGTATGATAATAAGATAGAAAACTTAAAAAGTAAAACCCATGGGCGTCTGATCATCAAGGAATATGCCCCCACGACAGCATCAGTTACACATTTTCGGGCACTACTGAACGATCTGAAACTAAAGAAGAATTTTGTTCCTGATATCATCTTTGTCGATTATATAAATATTTGTATGTCCTCAAGGCTGAAACCACAATCGGGTAATTCCTATGAATATGTCAAGGCTATTGCAGAAGAACTGAGGGGTCTGGCTGTGGAATATAAGGTTCCAGTCTTTAGTGCTACCCAGACCAATAGAGCGGGTTTTGGTTCTTCTGATGTGGAATTGACCGATACAGCCGAGAGCTTTGGACTACCCCAGACGGCAGATTTCATGTTTGCCTTGATAGTAACAGAAGATTTGGATAAACTTAATCAGATCATGGTCAAACAGTTGAAGAATCGATATTCCGACCCAACCAAGAACAAGAGATTCGTCATTGGCATTGATAGATCAAAACAAAGGCTATATGACCTGGAAAATTCTGCCCAAGATAACCTAGATAGAAGCGGTCAAGAACCAGAAGAAAAGGACATGCGATCCACCTTCAAGAAGCTTAAAGGTAACAGTAAGAGGAAATTTCAGTTATGACACCACAGAAGAAAGATCGAAAGAGACTTATCAAGCTACAGAATCAGCTAGGAAAGAAACGCGGCAAGGCCGAATGGATGGCCGAGAAACTTAAACAAGAGAGGATACAGAATGAGTGATTTAAGCAGGACAGTAAGAAATCTATTCGGCTGGTTTGGTGGTACTAAGCCAGCACCAGTACCCACTACACCTACGCCTTCACCAGTCAAGCCAGTTCCTCATCAAGAGGCACCGCTAGATTTTGCTGGTAAGATTATCAAGGCCATGAAGGCACATAATTGCGTCGTGACTGAGAAGGACGATGAGGTAAATATTGTCTATATTGATGGAGTCAATCGCGATGGTACAAAGAATAAAAATGATCCAAATGCATTCGATGACGCAAGACTTCTTATTTCGTTTAGGGCGGGGAAGCCCGTTATCATCGGTGCATGGGAAGCTGTTACCTCTACGGCAAAGTACTATACAGAGCATCGTATTAATTCAAAGGGGGCTGCAAGAATTGCCTGGGGACAGCAAACAGCATGGCAAGTAGGAATGCATCATGGAAAGCAGGAAGCTCTTGTTCAGACAGGGGGTAAAGTTTCAGTCTATAGAGATGATGATGAAGACTATAGTCGAGAAGGCGATGATCTCGATACTGGTTGGTTTGGTATCAATCAGCACGGGGGCTACGATTTTCCTCACAATGATGTTAAGACGGCAAGTGCGGGCTGTCTTGTTGGTCGAATGGTTGATGGCCACGAAGATTTTATGAGACTAGTTAAGACCGATGCTCGTTATAGGAAAGATCATAAATATGTGTTCTCAACTACAGTCATGCCGGTCGATTGGCTCGAAGGGGTCTCGGCCGCATCATCAAAGAATTATACATATACTCTAGATCGGGAAAATTCTCCATTTAGTGAATATGTTAATGATGATGGGACATTGACCTGGATGGCCCGGATGGGGGCCGAGACTAATGAAGACTTTAGGAAACTTCCTGATCCACTAAAGAAGGAACTTCTGAATGGCGTTCCGGTGCTTGAAGCAGTCGAACATTATCATAAGGGACTATCGCCAGTAGAACAAGTCAAGTTTATAGAACTCGCTAAACCTGTTGGTGTTATCATCAAGTAAGGGGAAGAAGGATGGAAAATCTGGTATGTATACCCGTAGAATATAAGAAGGATTTTCTGTGGTGTATATTCGAGAAAACCACAGAACAGGTCGTCGGGAGCTTTTTCTTCGAAGATGAGGCCCAGGCATACCATAATTTCCTTAAACGGGGCGGGGCTTTCGATGGCCGCACCCCTTCCTTCATTCTTATAGAGATCAAGAATAGGCTTAAAAAACTTGATATAAATCAAAGGTTTAAGACTATAACGCCATAGGCGTCCGAAATAGGTATGCATTTTTAGGACAACAGCTATACCCAAATGGCTGTTGTCTTTCTTTTTGTCTTCTGTATATTCACGATTGTTGGAAGCAAGAAGGAACCCGGAAATGACCAGAGACGATGGCTAAAGAAACCGAGAAGGAATCGAAATCATGGACAAGGCAACATACAAGGGTGTTGAATACAAGGCCGGAATGGTCCTTCGTTGCCTCAATATGGGCGGATATAATGTCCATACCATCCTGGGCTTTGAGGAAAATTATAATATGGGCAACCGAGTAGAGGTTATTGTGGCTAGACCATATGCCAATGCTTCCGCCAACAGCAACCAGCCCTTACTGGGTTGCGAGACATATTCGCTTCCTCTTATCCATCTTGATCGGTTCGTGATCGAGAGCGATGGTTATGTTCTTGAAGCAACAAAGGTGAAGTGAAATGGGCGAACTAACCGGCTGGACCCATTGTTTCAATTGCCAAGACCCTATGGAATGTGGGTCTTGGGCATGTTGTCTCTATACTTCAACTCAGAACAGACAGGCAAGTGCAATGACCCGAACCAAATTTTCTGCTCAATCTTGCCGAGTCCTTCATGACGCCAAGGAAGCCCGAGTTGCCCGCAAGGCTACCCATGTGGTCTTACTTGAGGCTGATGATGGGTCCTGGTTCGAACTCGATGCCGAGGATCATGGTCATGCCATTGTCCTGGCCCATAATCAGGTAGACCTGATGGACTGTCGTGGTGCGTCCTGCTGGGAAGTAAAGCCCAATGGCTCTCTAGACGTTCTGCCCTTCTATACATATTTTCCGCAGGAATAAAAAATGAAACTGATTAGGAATTTGGTCAGGAATGTTGTTATAGACAACATAATGGAAGCTAGTGCCGATTTATATATCTGGACCAGAATATCGAAATTTGTCTACGACAATACCTGGAATGTGATGGGGGTTGTTTATGATGATATCAATGAGGATAAAAATGAAACCTCTCGGGGATAATGTCTGGGATAATGTCTGGGATGCCTGGGATAATGTCTGGGCTAATGTCATGGATAATGTCATGGATAATGTCGGGGTTACTGTCTGGGATAATGTCTGGGCTAATACCTGGGATAATGTTTGGGTTAATGTCAGGGATACAATACGAGAGGAAAAATAATGAACAAGCACTGGGTTCAGCAAGTTCTTGAAGATCATGGACATTTTGATAATGTTCGATCTTATTCTGGTAGAGGCATGTATGGTAAGTCGTGTCTGGGCGTGACCATGCGACGAGGCGAACTATCGGAATTTGATTTGGGTGTTCTTCTCGCAGGACATCAGGA